GCAAAAAAAAGCGGAAGACGCTGGAAAGGATTGGGAATCACTCCATGCGGGTGATCAAAGTTTAGGACAGGAGGACAGGACAGGATGAACAGCGCAATGAAGCGGGAGCACTTCCAGCAGATCACGAACGGGATCGCGCGGAAGATGTACAACCGGCTGTGCGACGCCTGCGAAACGCGGGCGGACGGGATGACGGACACGGATCAGATGCTGGTGGCGGATGTTGCCTACGCGGAGCAGCTGAAGCAGATGCTGATCCAGGACGTGAAAGACCGGGGGATCGGCGAGGAGAGACACAACGGCCGGCAGCGATACTGGCAGGAGAACAAAAGCCCGGCCCAGATCCGGGCCATCAGCGAACAGCAACGGAAACACCTGGCAGAGCTGAAACTGACACCCAGCGGACGGAAGGCGGCAACCGTCGAGATCGATGACGACTTTGATAAGTTCGACTGAAAAGGGGGCTTTCCGATCGCCCCCTTTGAATCCCCTTCGGGACGATCTTTTTTCAGAACGTTCGACGGGGGTCGAACGGTGCTATGAATATGTCCGGCAGGTGCTGGAGGGGGAAAAGGTTGTCTGTGAGAAGACCCGGATGGCGTGCCGCAGATTCCGGGAAGACCTGGAGAAGAGCCGGACGGATCCCACCTATCCGTGGGTGTTTGACGAACGGAAGGCCGGGCGCCCGGTGGAATTTATGGAAAAGTTCCTGGTTCCCACGAAGGGCGACTATGACCGGATGGAGCTGATGGACTGGCAATGCTTCATCGAATGCAACCTATACGGATGGGTGAGCCGGGAAACCGGGTACCGGAGATTCCGGGAAGGGCTGATCCTGGTGGGTACCGGGAACGGAAAATCCACGATGATGGCGGGAAACGCCACGTTCATGGCCTGCAAGGACGGGGAACGCGGCGCGGATATCTACCTGCTGGCGAACAGCAAGGAACAGGCGGGGATCGTGTTCGGCGAGTGCCGGGCGCAGATCGCCGCCTCTCCATTTCTTGCGCCGCGGTTCCGGACGCTGCGGGACGGGGTTTACTACGACAAGATGAACGCCCGGATCATGCACCGGTCCAGCGACAGCAAGCGGCTGGACGGCCTGAACCCGCACGGGGCGATCTTCGACGAGATCCACGAATACCGGGATTTTAAGCTGCTGAACATCTTCAAGCGGAAGACGGTGAAGCGGACCCAGCCCCTGGTGATCTACATCACCACGATGGGGAACGTGATCGACGGGCCGCTGGCGTACTACTACGACCTGTTCACGGACGCCATGAGCGGGAAGCTGGCGCAGGACGTGGGGGATCGGATGTTCGCGTTTATCGCGGAGCTGGACCCGGGGGACGACATCGACAACCCGGAAAACTGGATCAAGGCCAACCCGGGGATGGGGACGACGCTGCACCTGGAAGAACTGAAAAAGCAGTGGGAACGGTGCAAGCAGATCCCCAGCGAGCGGGCGGACTTCATCTGCAAGCAGCTGAACATCATGGTGAACGCGGACGACATGGCCTTCGTGCAGCCGGAAGTGATCAAGAGGAACAACGGGCAGATCGATGAGGAATCCCTGCTGGGCAGGCGGTGCTACGGCGGGTTCGACCTGTCCAACCGGGAAGACTTCACGGGAGCCGCGCTGGAGTTCCCGCTGGACGACGGGCGGGTGTTCGTGAAGCTGCACAGCTGGGTGCCGCATCGGAAGGTGGAGCTGGATCAGGAAAAAATCGACTACTACGGGCTGCAGATGCGCGGATACCTGACGATCGTGCCGGGTGAATACGTGCTGCAGGAGGATGTCTACGATTGGTTCGCGGCGCAGGCGAAGAAATACGAGATCGTTACGATCGGATACGACCCGGCGAACGCGACACGGCTGCGGCAGATGCTGGAAGCCGGCGGGACGGAGTGCCCGGCGTTCGACTGCCAGGTGGTGCGCCAGGGGCCGATCACGCTGAATGACCCGATGAAGGATATCAAAGAAATGCTTCTGGCGGGTCAGGTGGTGAGCAATTCGGATCCAATGCTGAGCTGGTACACGGACAACGTGCGGATCAGCGGGGAGCGGAGGCACCTGGATAAGGAAAACTGGATGCCGATGAAGCGGAACAAGTTCCGGAAGATCGACGGGTTTATGGCCTGGCTGGACGCGCACTGCGTGCGGATGCAGAAGGAACCGGCCGGCGGCGATTATACGCCGCCGGGAATCCGCGTGTATGAACTGCCGGATCTTCGGCGAAGAAGATAACCGGAGGGCTTTCCGATCGCCCTCCGGACCACCTTCGGGCCAGGAATTGATTGGCTATGAATCAAAGGAACGCAGAAGACAGAGACAGAGGTGAGAGCATGAGGTGGCCATTCCAGAGGAGACAACGGGCGCAGGCCAGGGACAAGCCCAGGGTATTGCGGGCGCGGGAGCTGAAGATGCTGACCCGGCCGCGGGCAGACAGGACCATCGAGGGCAACGAGGCGATTTACGCCGCGGTGAGCCGGATCAGCAACACCATCGCGTGCATGCCGATCCACTTCTACAAGGGATACGAGATCCAGAAGGATCATCCGCTGGAGCGGCTGATCAACCTGGAGCCGCATCCGAATTTCACGGCTTTTACCTGGCGGCAGACGATGGAAGTGCTGCGGAACACGGAGGGCACGGCCTATGCGCTGCGGGTGACGAACAACCTGGGCCAGCTGATGCGGCTGGATATCCTGAATCCCCTGAAGGTGACGCCGAAAAAGGACGATGACGGAAACATCTGGTATGCCATCATGATGGACGACGGGACGGAAGCCCTGGCGCCCGGGTTCATGGTGCTTTCCCTGAAGCACATGAGCGCGAACGGGATCAAGGGGATCCGCCCGATCGACGTGCTGCGGAGATCGCTGGACTACGACACCCAGGTGAAGGAAATGAGCCTGGATCAGCTGGACGGCGTGAACCACGGGGTGGCGCTGACGATCCCGAACACGGGCCTGAGCCAGGTACAGAAGGAAGAGGCGGTGAACCGATTCCTGGAGACCTACGAGAAGAGCGGGCGGTCGGTGGTGATCCTGGAAGGCGGGATGACGGCGACCAACTTCTCCAGCTCGCCGGTGGACGCGCAGCTGCTGGATGTGGAGCGGATCACGCGAAACCGGGTGGCCACGGTGTACAACCTGCCGCCGCACCTGCTGGGGGATTACACGGACACCAGTTTCAGCACGGCTGAACAGCAGATGATGGAGTTCCTGCAGCTGACGATCACGCCGATCGTGCAGCAGTGGGAGGACGAGATGAACCGGAAGCTGATCACACCGGAGGAATATGCCGAAGGGTATCGCTTCAAGTTTGACACGGCCTCCCTGACCCGGACGGACGTCAAGACCACCGCGGAGAGGAATCAGATGGCGATCCGCGGCGGATGGCGGAAGCCGAACGAGGTGCGGGCTGAGCTGGGACTGCCGCCGGATCCGGTGGGCGATCTGCTGATGAGCAGCCGGGATCTGATCCCGCTGGCCATCGCGGTGGAACATCCGGAGCTGCTGCTGGGCGGCGGTAATTCTGGGGGAAAGGAGGAAACGTCTGAATGAGATTCTGGAACCTGAAGAATGACGCCGATATGCCCGAAGACGGCGTGCTGGACATCGACGGCGAGATCGTCGCCGAAAAAGGATGGTTTACGTCGGACGGCGCCTGCGTCGCGAAGGACTTCCGGAAAGCCCTGAAGGGCTACCGGAACGTGACGGTGCACATCAACAGCCCGGGCGGGGACGTGATGGCCGGCGCGGAGATCTACAGCGCGCTGCGGGAGCACAGCATGAACGGGGAAGGCATCGTGACCGTGATCATCACGGCTCTGGCGGCCAGCGCGGCGAGCATCATCGCCATGGCCGGCGACCGGATCCTGATGCACCCGGTGGCCTACATGATGATCCACAACCCGTGGACCATCGCCATGGGCGACGCGAAGGAACTGCGGAAGACCGCGAAAACCCTGGACGTGATCAGCGAGGGGCTGGTGAGCGCCTACGAAACCCGGACGGGGAAGGATCGGGAAGAGCTGAAAAAGCTGCTGGACGCGGAGACCTGGATGAGCGCGGCCACATGCGTCGAGGAAGGCTTCGCGGATGAGATCTACGGCGCCGGAACGGGGGCGGCCGCCTGCGCGCTGCGGCCGGTGATGATGAGCGCGAAGGCCCACGGCGTCCAGGAAATCGCGAAGCGGATCCAGGAGGAACCGGCGGTGCCGGATCCAGGCCTGGAAGCAATGGCCGCGGAGGCGCAGAAGCGCCAGGAAATCATTATGCGCGCGGAGATCGCGCAGCGGGCCGCCATCGCGGCGGCAGCCATCTGAGAAAAGCGTCCGAAAGGGCGCTTATCATTTTACCCACATGCAGAGAACAACCAGAAAGAGGAGGAGAAAAAAATGAATCTGCAGGAAATCATGAACCAGATCACCACCCTGGGCGGCCAGATCCGGACCGCGAACCAGAAGCTGGTGAAGGACGCCAGCAACCCCACCGTGGCCATGGATGAGATCACCCGGCAGCAGGAAGCGATCAGCGAAATGCAGGCCCGGATGAGCGTGCTGCAGGAGGCGTATGACTCCATGAAGGACAGCCAGAAGGTCACGTCCATCGCGCCGAAGGCCGAAGAGCCCAAGAGCCGGAAGGCCATGCGGGCCTCCAACGAGTATGTCCGCGCGTTCTGCTACGCCCTGAAGAACGGGATCAACCCGCGCAACGGCAAGGGCGACGAGAACGTCAAGATCCTGTACGACGCCCTGAGCGAGGGCGGCGGGGATCCCGTCGGCACGGACGGCGGCTTCCTGGTGCCCGAGGACATCGACAACAGCATCCGCGAGCTGCGGCGGGAACTGAATCCCCTGGCGCCGCTGTTCAGCGAAGAGACCGTGACCGCGCCCACCGGATGGCGGGTGATCGACACGGCGCCCTCCGCGGGCATGACCGCCGTGGATGAGATGGGTACCGTGCCCTCCGATGATCAGCCGGCCTTCGCGAAGGTGAGCTACAGCCTGACCAAGTACGGCCTGATCCTGCCGATCAGCAACGAGCTGATGAAGGACGAGGCTGCCAACCTGATGGGCTACATCAGCCGGTGGTTCGCGAAGAAGCTGGTTCTGACCGAGAATGGCATCCTGCTGACCCTGCTGAAGACCCTGAGCCCCAGCGCCCTGGTGACCGGCACGGTGAGCCCGGAAGCAGCGATCAAGACGATCCTGAACAAGAGCCTGGATCCGGCGATCAGCGCCTCCGCGGTGATCATCACCAACCAGGACGGCTTCGACGCCCTGGATCAGCTGACGGACGACAT